ATTGCTCGTTAGCTACATTTGATTTGTACCAACGCAACATTCTTTTATTAATGTATGACTTTGCTTGACCTGCGTTTATCTTATCTCCGTATTTAGTTGCACTAGCTAATACTTGATTAAGACCTGTAATTGTAGATTGATAAATCTCATTACTAAATATTGGTTTATCTTTAAAATTTCTGTAGTTAGGTATGTCAGCAGTAATCAATGTTGTGTATGTACTCTTTCTTATTTGACCACTTGCTAAAGCATTTTGTGCTAAAGTTTCTGCTTCGTTAAACTTACCTTCGTCTAATAAAGTAGCTATATCATTCATAACAATAGTATTGTCACTATTACCACCGTCAAACTGTTGGTTTTTGATAAACGTATCTATTGCTTGAACTTCTGCTATCGTTCTAGAACTATCATTTCTGTATTCTAAAATATTAAAGTTTTCGTTATCTATATTTTCTTCTAAGAAAGTATAAGTATTTACAAATTCTTTTTTATCTTTTGTTTCTTTTAATTTAACATCAAGACCTTCTTTCATTTCTTGGTTCTGAATAAGTAAAGTCATAAGTTCTTCTTGTTTCATTTTAACTTTACCAATGTCACCAAAAGAACCTGTGCCACCTTGTAAGAACTTAGGTAGGTTTGAGATTATTTCTTTAGCATACTCATAATCTCTTGTAGTAGTAATATACTTTTCAATACCTTGTAAAACTCTATCTGTAATATCAGCATTAGGATTAACGTCTAATATTGCACTTATTTCATTTTGTATTTTATCAGCTAAAAATTGGTATTTAGAAACACCGTCATCAAAATCACCTACTGGTGAGTTTTCAAAATCTTTAAACTTTTCAAAGATACCATAAATCTTTGTATCTACTTTTTCATTAAATCTGTCATCAAACAATTTTAATTGAGATTGTCTGTGATTGTTTTCTAATATTGCTCTATAAGAAGATGTTTCTTTAAAAAATCCTTTTTCTAATTCTGTAGCTTCAAACTGACCTAATTGATTTTCTTTTATAAAAGTTTCTAATTCTGATTTATAAAAATTATTAAAAGCACCTTCAGTTAAATTTTCTACAACACCAAGTTCTTTATATCTTTTACCAAGTTTATCTATGAATTGATTAGCGTATTCATTAAGAGTTAAATTTTTGTAGTGTTCTATATAATAAGGATTAGCGGTTTTATCTATTGTACCGTCTTTTACTGCGTCTCTAAATTTCTTTTTGTTTTCAATATAGTCTCGTTCTGCTTTTGCTACTTCTTCTTTTTTAAGTTTTCTTTCAGAACTAATAACCATTTTAGTACCTGCGTCATTGACAAAGTTGTCCATTGCCTGAGTAAGTTTGATAACACTTTCATCTACAGGTGCTACTTCAGGTTTGAAAAATAAATTAAAATCTTGTGAAACTACTTCAGGTAATTCAGGTGTAAGATTTAATTCAGGTGTTCTTCTAGCCATTATGTCCACACCCCACTAGTGACTGACTGTGTTTGTCCTGTTTTACCTTGATTAGTTAATAAACCGTTCTGTTCTTTTTGAAATTCTAAACTGTAATAAGTATTAGCAACATTTAATGCTGACGTTGCAAATAACAATGCAGGATTAGGTGGTTGAACATAAGTAGATTGTGCTTTTTGTCCAAACTGAATTGCTTCCATATTTCTTTCATACTGTGCAATATTCATTCCTAAGTTTTGTTGTAATGACGCTTTGTAATTACCTTCAGTTCTATAGTAATTAGCCATTAACGCATTTGTAGAACCTGATAACGCTATACCTGCGTCTCCTGCTCCTGCAATAAATTCACTTCTTGCTCGTCTAGCTTTTAATGTAGCTTCTAAACCTTTTGCTTTTGTTTGTTTTACTAATTGTCTTATTTTTAATTGTGCTGACGCATATCTTTGTAATGCGTTTGCTTTTGCTATTTCATTTTGTCTAATTGCTCTAGCTTGTTCGTTTTTCTGTTGTGCCTTTGCAGTTTTATATTGTATTCCTGCACTTATTGCACTAGTTGCTACTAACGCTACCGTTGGGTTGCACATATTCTTATAAATTCATAAAATGGTTGTTGTAATACTCCATACTTAACTTTGCGTAAGAAAATAAACCCACACCATTTTAACCAACGAATGTGTAATTTATTTCTACAATCCACAAAATTCCAAAGTCTAGGATATTTTTGATTTAATAATTCTACGACTTGTCTACTTTCTCGTAAGAAAGAAAATCGTATTCTGTAAATATCATCAGTTGCTAATAACCATATTGCACCAACTTTATTTACGCCAAACATTCCTACTGGAACATTTTCTTTGTCTACAATTGTAAAACAAATTTCTGATTGCACATATCCTTTTAATAATGCTTGATAAGGATTTGCTCCTGTTGAAGCTAATATTTCCTGAATATCAGCATATCTTAATTTATGTGCTAAAAATTCTACGTCTTCGTGTTTACTTATACGAAAACCATTAAACTCTTTGTGAAGCGGTGACATAATAACCTTGCCAAGAAGCATTAATAAAATTACTTGGAAGGTGAGAATTATTTTTTAATGTGACAGTTAATTTGTCATTCTCTGACTGAACTGCAAAAGTATAATCTCCGTCTTCTAAGTTTACTGTACCTAAAATTCCTGACCCAGTTATTGTGCCAGTAAATGTTGTACTAGATGTATCTCTACCCACAGGTATAACTTCTGTAGTAAAAAATCCTGTATCATTGAAACTTACATTCCAATTTCTAATTTGTAGTCTTCCTTCTTTTACAGAAATTCTTGAACCTTGTGTGTCAGCAGTTTGCATAAACTGTTGAGAAAACGTAAACTTAAATTCGTATTGTTCACCAATAAAATAATTATTGGAAGTTATATCACCTGAAACTACAATTGAAGTTCCACCTACAGTTTGTGATACTGTAGCTATCTCTTGTCCTGCTTTGTTAGACGCACCGCTCTTACCTACTACTTTCATAGTATTTTTAATTTGATAAGGAAGTGTAATTGTAGTCTGATTTGTTCCTGAGTTATAACTTTCAGTAATTTGTGTATTGTTAAGTTTTCTATCTAGATGAGTTAAATAACTTTCACCTGTATCAACTAATGCAGGTGCAACATCTATTTTTTCTAAATAAACACCGTCACTTCTTTCATTTACAATAAATAATTCGTTTTCTACAAAATCTATATTTAAAATTTTATCAGAAGTAGAAGTTCCATAAGTCCATTTATGCCAAGCACTTTGTAATCTTCTATTTTGTGTCACATAATATTGATAAATATATAAAGCGTTATCTTCTTCTGAAGATAAAACCGCTAAGATATTTTCAGTAGTAGCACTAGTAATTTTAAAAACATTAGAAGGCACAAACTTTGGCACATTAGCAGTAATATCGTCAGCTTGTTTTGTATCTGTGTCAGACGCAATAAAGAACTCTCTAAACCCCGTGAAATTCCCTTTAGGGAACGCAAAGTAGACGTTAGAACCTGCTCCGACTGGTTTAACATTTCTGTCGTTTTCAAATTCCGTTGTGACATCTATTCTTACATTCTCCGAAGTTAAAGTGTTTCCACCTGATAATACAAATTGTGTTTGGTCTGAAAATAAAAGTAATTCTTCATCAAAACTTATAGCGTGTCTTAATATAGATACTTTAGTGTGTGTACCTGCAACATCAATTGGGTCTGTTGCTAAAGTTTGTGTAATTGTTTCAGGAAAGAAATTAAAAAATTCTCCTGCTCTACTAAAGATTACATTTTCATCTGATATAAAACCTAATCTGTTTCTATGAAAGAAAACATCATTTATTTTTCTACCTATAAAACTTGGGTCAGCAACAGTATCAATGTCACCAACTAATCTTTGTCCAAAAGAAGGAACTGTGTAATCAGTTGAACTAATTGTATATGTTGAACCGTCTACTTGACTAAATCTAAAATTTCCGTCAGCAGTCCTAATCAATACGTGGGGCATTGTAGTTTCATCAATAGTAGTTTTAGTATCAGGTGCTACTGTTTCTTCCCAAATATTGTCTGCTTCAATAAATTTTACATAATAGTTATCGAAAGTATTTCCTGCGTCTCCTGTAATCTGAACAATTTGATTATTGATTGCAGGTACAGGTAAGTCTCCAAAACTTTGAACTTTATCTTTTACTACTTGTGAAGCGTCATCACCATAACCGTCACTAGCAGTCACCGTTAAAGTTCCTGAAGATTTAACAATAGAAAAACTAGAGTTTCCTATTTTAGTTAAAGTAATTCCTGAAGGCGAACCTACTGCTGAAAATAATCCGTCTCTAATAGCTTCAGTATCGGTATTGGAACTTGTGAAGTTATATGTCGTACTGTCTATTGTAATTGAATACTTTGTAGAATTTACTCCTTGTAAAACTGAGTAAACTGCTTGTTCTACTTTAGCACCTGAAGTCGTTGCCTTCATTGCCGTAGCAGTATTTTTATTTAAAACAAAAGTGTAATCAGCAACAGTCACACAAACAAAATCTTGTTTTGGATTTGTGCTTGATAAATAGTTTGTTGCGTTTGTTTGATTTACAACTGTTTTAGAAACTCCATTAATATCATACACACTAATACTGCCATTAGTAATAACCACAATGTATCGCTCATTCGTATCTCTATTAATTGTATGAATAAAAGCATTACCAAACGTACTGCTTGATAACTTTGCTACATATTCAGTTGGTGGGCGTTTTTTAAGTCCTTCAACAACAGAACTAAAACCGTTTATTTGTTCAGTCGCTTGTGAATTAAGTCTTAGCACTTCAGGTTGTTGCGAAACACCCTGAACTAAATTTGGGATAGTTCGACTGACTAAAGGCATTAATATACTCTATTGTTTCTAGAAATTGTGTATGCTTGTTCAGGTGTATCAAAGATAGTGTAATCACCTGTATTCATTTCAGCTTGTTTTAAAATGCTTAATGCTTTTTGTTCATCTTCCATAGAAAACTTATGAAGTGTGTTAGCACCTAAAGTTCTATCGTGGAAAATTCTAGCACTTCTAATTGTAATATATCTTTTAGCTTGTTCAGGTATTTCTTCAAAAGGTAATAGATATACTATTGTTGCTTCTGTAAAATTCGTATCAAAAGTTTCTTCGTTTTTAGCTAAGTTATAAAGAAACGTATCTCTCTGTACTACGTCATAACTAGCTTTTGAATATCTGTTTGGGTCTAACTCTACTCTTACAACATTTGTTGCAACAGGAATTTTGTTATCTGTGTTTCTTGATAATGACGCTTTATAATGAGTATTAAAGTGCCAACCTTGTGATTGTACTTCTCTACTTACTTCTGAAAGAACATTTTTAGCTACTGTTCCGTCTACAGGTAAAGAACCACTTAAAGAATTTAAAGGTGCTTCACCGATAGTTGAAAGAATAGTATTAACCGCTTCTAATTCGGTTGTTCTTGTTTGTGTAGTCATTATGGTAAGAAAGAATTAAAAAAGTCGTTTATCTTTCTTTTAATGAATTTAATTAGTTTACATAACCAACACATATTTTGAAATCTCCATTTTGAGACACAGGCGAACTCCAGTCTCCCTTTGTACGCCTGTGACATTGATTAAGATAAATGATTATGCAGTCTTGATTGAGATTGCACTTTCAGGTCTTAATATTCCGTGACCTAAAGCCATTCTAGCAGTCATAAGAGTACCCAATCTTCTTGGGTCGTATGTGCTTTCCATAACTAGGTCTTTTAATTTAACAGTACCAATAGCTGAACTGTGCATTACAACACAATGAGTATTTGAGAAATCACCATTGTAAGTATTGTTAGTTCCTGAGATTGACGCTGATAAGTCTGTAGCAAACACTTCAGTAGCAGTATTCGATTTTATAATCGGCACACCACCAATAGAAAGAACAGTACCTTTACCGAAGTCACCGTTATCTCTAGAGAAGTCTCTGTTTACTAACTTGTCTACGTTAGCTAATTGATAATATTGGTCAGGTGCGACTATGCACACACGACCTGCTGTTGGAACATTCTTTTCATCTAATTTTTGAATTGCTTCAAAAACACTTTCGATTAAAGATGTTGCGTTTGTGTTAGCGTCTGCGTCAGTAATTTCTTCACCTGCATTACCACCAGTAATATTAGGTGTAGTTGTTCTTGAAGCTAAGATAGCTAACGATAGAAGGTGCTTATCAACTTTGTTCGCAAGTGCTTGACCCATTTCTTTTGAGTAAATGCTTCTCACGTCATAGTGATTTTTAAGTTCTTCTATTTCTGCAACGAAAGCGTCAGCTAATAACATATCATCTATGTTAATAACTTTTTCGTTGTGCTTGATAGCAGTCGAAGTAATCTCATTACCTGCTGTATGGTAGTTAGCCGATACAGTTCCAGTCACAGGGAATTGAGCTGATTTACCATTAGAAATACTTCTAACAGTTGTCATTCCTAACATTTGGTTTTCTCTTTGGAAAGTTGATAACACTTCACCTGAGAATACTTTTAGGAACAACGCATTAGCGTCACCTGCTGAGTTTACCTGACCTATGCTTGATATATTTGCATTTGACATAATAAATACTCCTTTATTTATGTATTTTTGGTTTGTTATTATCTAACTACTTTCCATACTCAGAAGGTTATCACTCGTAAGTGGCAATCTTTTTTGAATTTGGTTAGCACCCCTCTAATGAGAAGTGGTACTATTTATGAAATCTTTGAGACATTATTTTCCAAAAATCTTTTTCAGAAAGTTTTCTCTTTTTCTTTTTACGAAATTTTTGTACCGAGTTTCCACGAACGTATCGCCCAGTAAACTTTTGAGAGTTTTTTATTTCCTTTGACATCAGCAAGTATTGGTTTCATTCTAGCCATAAATTGTTCTCTGTTTTGTTTCTTATCTCTATTGTTCCGCATAGAACTATCGCCAAATCTTATTGTCTTGATACTATCTCCGTCTTTAACGAAGACTTTGTATTTAGTCTTACCTTTAACTTCGCTGATAATTTTATTTAAAGGTTTTTTATCTTCCTTGACCGACATATTTCTTAAAAGTTTTTTTCTTATTCATCATAGACGTACTAGGTCGTCTACCAATGCTTGTCTTTTTAAACTTACTTCTAGTTTCAAATATTTCTTTCTGAAGAAGATTAGTCTTCTTCTTAGCCACTATTTGATTTTAAGTTTTTTCTTTTTTGCTATAGCAATAGCGGATTGTTGCTTCATTTTTGATTTTTTAGAAGGTCTTCCTCTTTTGCTACCATAAGTTCCTTTACCGTAAGGCATAATTAACTCCTATGATTTTTTCTTGTTAGATTTTTTCCAGTTGTTCTGCATTGCTTTGTATGCTTCAGGAGAAATCGTAGACTTCTTCTTACTTCTAGAAATACCTAATTTTTTTCTTCTATTTATGTTTGCTACTAATGACATTATTTTTTCTTACCTGTTAGTTTGCTTACTGTTGATAATCCAAAACTTCCCGAATAGACAATGAGAACCGCCCACCAAAATTCTTGCGGAGCGTTTTTCAAAATTTCAAAACCTTTCTCCATATACGGTTGTGTTTGTGGAATAAATAAACACAAAAATATTAACGCTATTTTAATTGTTAATACTTCGTCTTTAATACTGTTTTTAGAAGAACGTATTTGTTCTACTGATACATTCTTTTCAGCTTCAATTTCTTTTGCTCTAACTATTTTATCTTTCTCCATTTTATGCTGAATAGCACCGACAGTTTTGTCTACGACTATTCTAGTCAAAGGATTTTTTAATAAAGGTAAAACAAAGTTAAGCATTACGTGACCTATTTTTAGATTTAGATTGAACTCTTAAATTAGAAGGTTTGTTGTTTCTTGGGTTCTTATCTTTATGGTCAATATCTTTACCATTGATAGAAGAACCCAATTTCTTTTTCATTAATCTTCTAGCTAAATTTCTTCCTGCTCTATTCTTTTTTTGTTCAGGTTTAGAATGGTAATTCTTATATTCTGAACTGTAGTCTCTCATTATAGAACCGAACTTCTAGCTATTTTTTCTTCTACTGATTTTCTATATGCAGGGTCGCTTTCGTATCTTGGGTCATTCATTGCTGAAGTGACTTGTGCAACACTTTCAAACATTTCAGGATTAGAAGCCGTTGTATCACCTTCTAACATTTGCGGTTTCTCACCTGATATACCTGCTCTGTTTGCTATAGCTGATACTGCAAGTTTAACTTGCTCTATTGTTCCTGTATCTAACATATCGTTAAATGCAGTCTTTTCAGCTTCGTTAAGATTGTTTGAAGACCAGTCTAACAACTGTTTATAATTTTCTTCACCACCTACAACATTGTGTACTTGACGAACATCATTATCTGCAATTGCCTTTTGACCTTCTATATATCCGTCTACAAGGTCTTTGTTTAAACCTAATTTATTAAGTTCATCATAAGACTTTTCAGATATTTCACCTGTCTCTGCGTATTCATTATAATATTTATTCATATCATTGCTTTCAGCAACTTCTTGTGCTTCAGCAAGTTTACGCATTTCTTGTTGTGACGGTTCTTGATTTTGTTCTGAAAGTTTTGTTTCCAATGCACCGTATGCTTTCGCTAATTCTTCTGCATTAGAAAACTTTTCAGGCAACCAAGAAGGTCTTGTTTCATCAGTAGACTTATTTGTGTTATCTACTGAACTGACTTCTACATTTGTATCATTCTCAGAAGTAGCATTAACAGTCTGTTGTTTTGCTTGTTCTTCTATAGAAGGATTTGGTGTAGCGTCAGGATTTACTTCTACTCTATCTGTAGACATAGTTTACTCCTTATTTTCTAAAGAAACTTCACCATTAGCACCCAACGCAACTTCTTTACCTTGTGATGTTGCATACTTAGCACCTTCGATAGCAACTCTTGGGTCAGCTAACGCTTGTTGTGCAAACTGTTGTTGTTGTGCTTGTTGAGTTTCTTGTTGTATTTGCTCTTGGGATTTAATTAATCCTTGTGTGTCAATTCCATTTGCAATAGCAAATTTCTTAATAGCACTATCTAGATTAATGTATTGTGCAAGTGTTTCAGCACCAAGAGTATTCGCTAAATCCGACATAAATTGTAATAATTTAATTCGGTCACTTGCTCTGCCTAATGCTTCCATTCCGACAATAATTTTAGTTTTAACTATGTCTTTAGGAAGTTCAGGAAGAAGTCTTTTCTTCTTTAACATTGCCATTTTAGTATTGATGTATGGCAATTGAAATTCTGTAGTTAATATTCCGTAAACACCACCTAAGGCGTCTTGTAATTCATTAGCAATTAATTGTACTTCAGTAGCCGTCACTCTTTCAGCTTGTCTTTGTACTGAAGCATTTAATAAGAAAGCAAATTGTAGTCTTTGTTCAATTCTACCCATTGCTTCATAAGCAACTCTAAAGTCTGCAAATTTATTTGCTTGTAATACAGAAACGTCTTTAGCGTCACCTTCTATAATTGCACCATTTGGTGCTTTAGCAATTGAACTTGCTCTAGTAGTTCCATTTGGTGCAATCATAAATAACATTTTAGAAGACGCACTACTGCCTTCTAAGATTGCTCTTGTTAAACCTTCTAAACTTTTTAAATCACCAAGAAAACTTTCTACGTGTCCACGACCGTAGTTCATACCGTCTATTCTATTAAATCTTAATGCAAGATAAGGTAATTTATCTAAATCAAAAGTTTCTTCGTAAACTTTAACTTTATTTACTTCTTGATGTACGTGCCAATCATTTTTTCTTCTATGGACACAAGTAAATAAATTTAAACTTTTTCTTTCCTCTTGTACTTTATCTACAATAATTTTCTTTCTTAATTTTTCAGGAATAGTTGTAGGTGATAAACCTTCCTTAATTAAAATTTGTAAAACTCTACCTTGTGGGTCTCTTTTAACTACATAGTTATCTAGTCTGTAAACTCTTAGACCGTCATCATTTAATTTTAATAAAACATTTCCTGAAACAATAAGATGTTTTAATGCTTCATAAACCGCAACTCTGTCATTATTACTTTCAATGTTGTCCATTACGGCTTTTTCAATTTTAGACAAACCTTGTTCAATAGTAGCTTTCTTTTGTGGGTCAGCTTCTATTTGATTGTAAACAAGATTATCAATATCAAGTCTAAAGAATGGTGCTTGTGGTGGAAATAAAGCTAACATTAATTTACTAGCTAAATTCATCACACCCCTACTACCTACACTTTGATAAGGTGTTGGATATGTAGTTGCTTCGTTAGCACCTTTTGGTGGAAATAAATGTGGAATAGTTAATTCTGCACTTTCTCTTGCTCTTTCTAAATAAATTTCTCTATCTAGTTCTAACTTTGAATACTGACTTTCAAGTGAAGATTTATCTTCGCTGACTGTTGATGTATTCAATTTATATCGTTCCATAATTAAGCAGTTGGAAAGTTAAGACCACTTCCTGATAATCCTGAACTCGTTAAAGGTATTCTTAAAGACCCTCTACCAAGTCTTTTACGACTTGCAGTAGCGGTATTTGAACTACCACTTACGGCACTACCACTAGCGTCTCTTTTTACTGCTCTGTTTGGTGCAGTTTGAGAAGTAGTAGCATTGCTTACTGAAGGCGGTGCTTCAGGAATTGGTTCAGGAGCAGGTGGCGGTGCAGGTGCTTTTATACTTACACACATAAAATCTACTCCTCTTGTATTTTATATTTTTCTATTAAATGATTTACGACTGACCTTTGACCTGATTTGTAGAATGTTTGTTTCTCATTATCTGACAGGTCAGCACACTTTTCGGGAAAAAGAATATCCAAATATTCAACAAGTTCCTTACTTATTATTGGTACTTTTATTTCTTTTGGCATTGTCTTTTACTCCTAAAGTGGAACTTAATTCAGTTCTCTTGTTGGCAATCTCCCCTGCTATTGCTGAGTACCCACAAGCGTCTACATAATCATCTAGGTTATGTTCACCTGCTTGTGTTCTAGCTATCTTTAATAGAGACATTAGGTTAGCAACATCTTCAGGAAGAATTGTTATTGCTAGTTTGGTTTTGTTTTGAATATAACCAGTCCAAAGTCTAGCTATGTTTTCGTGATTGACTACCTTGTCACCGTGTTTTTTAGCACGGTCATCACTAACTAGCTTTTGAGTTTGTTCTAGTATCTTTGTAGTGTTCATACATATAACTCCATAATTTAGGTTTATTAGTTTGGAAGCAGTATTCATCTTTTCTTAATATTCTTGCTAACCTTGCTTGGTGATATGCGTCTTCAAAAGTATGTCCATTACGTTCATACTCTTTAATGACTGCTTCCCACATATCATCTATATTGAAAGTTCCATTCAATACTCTGTTAGCTTTGACGTGACCTACACCTACACAACCTTTATAGCCGTCAGCTTGGTCTCCTGTTAAAACCTGTAGACAAAAGTTTTTATCTGCTTGTGCTTCATCTACAAATTCAAGTTGGTCGTCACCAATGAAACAATGCCAAGAAGGTATTGTTCTCATATCCTTGTCACCTGAAATAATTACATTGTTAGTTTTGTAATGTTGGGTAGCTAATATACCTATTACATCATCACCTTCTAAATTAGGTAAAGTATAAAAGTTATAGTTTTGCTGAACCCATTTTCTTAAAGGTGCATAACAAATTGGTTTTCTAATTTTCTTTCTGTATGATTTATATTCAGCGTCTAATGATTTTCTAAAATTTAATGTATCAGAAAAGGCAACAATTATTTCTTTAGACTTAGTATAATCTTTATACCAGTCCATATTCTGTTTAAATATTTGTTTACCTACTGATAAATCAGAATGTAAAGTCCAAATATCATTACCCCAGTCAATAGGTTCTTCTAATTTAGAAGCAATCTTGTATATGACTAAGTCACCGTCTACTATCATAATTTTATTTGTGTTCTTGTAAAAGTCATTCATATTTTTCATTCTTGCTTTGTTTGCTGAATGAATTTCAAAATGCTCATTCGTTAATAGTGTCATTTGATTATCCTCATTTTTGTAATACAGGCACGGGGCAATGCGTTTACATCACCGAAAGTTATTTCGCCTGATTTGCTTATTGAATAGGAAGCAAAAGTTTTAACTAAGTTTTTATCTCTATAGTAAACGTATGCTTCAATTACACATTCTTCAGGTGTAAATTCATCTAATTCTTTTGTAGTGTGCCAACCACTATCTCCTGTGGGGTCTACCCAAGTTATTTTATATTTTTTATATTTCATTATATTAATTCTAGTAAGTCTCCCTTCGGTACTAAAAATCCTTTACTAGTGAAGTTGTCTCCACCACTTGCTATTCTGTAATCTTTGGTTTTGATTAATTTCTTTAATCGTCTTGTCGGAATAAATAGATAAGTCTGTTCTTTGTACGCTTCTGTCCAAATACAGAATACCCAATAAGAAGCAGTAGTAGTTTTAATACCGCTTTCTTTTCCTCTGCTTTCATATTCAACAAAAACATTTCCTGTCTTTTGACATTTTCTATCTGTCTTTATTTCTATTTGTTTACTCTCAACTATTTTCTGAAATTCGTTTTCGTATTTTTCGCCAAACTCTAGGCAAAGGTCGAAGTTAGGGTTAAACCCTTTAGTGAGTGTCACTCCAATTCTGACCTACTTTAATCTCTCCGTCTAACTGACATCTAAAATTAAAGAAGTCTTTTGTTTTGTTAAATATTGATAAAGCTATTGTTTTAAATTCTTCTAGTCTTTCTTTTCTGACATAGAATTGCATTTCATCGTGAACGTGAAGTACCATTGCGTAATCTTCACCCCACTTAAATCCTGATTTATATAATTCTTCATTCAAGATTATTGTACCTTGTTTAACTATTAATGCTCCTGCACTTTGTATTAATGTATTAAGTGCTGAGTATTCAGCTTTAGGTATCAATCTTCTACCGTCTAAACCTTTTATATAACCAACTGTTTTATATTTACGTCTTACTTGGTCTACTAAAGTTTTTAATGCAGGTAGACTTTTTTCAAATTTATTTCTTATTCCTTTGGCTTCTTCCAAAGTGACATTAAGTATTTCACCGAGTTTCGCATTTCCGCAACCGTAAATGTAAGCATATATAAACCTTTTAGCTTCAGAACGTGTGGATAGTCCGACAGATTTTTGATTGACGGTATGTATATCATCTTCCAAAAGTCTTTTTGAAAAGTCACCATTATCAAATATAGCCAAGAAATGAGAAAGCACACGCAACTCCAAACCGCTAAAGTCAATACCACACATAACCATATCGGTAGGAGCAATAAATAAGGAACGAAATTCTTTACCATACGGACTGTCTGACGAAACACATTGTGCCAAGTTTGGACTAAAGTGACTGCACCTGCCCGTGTATGTACCCATTGTATTAACTTTTCCATAAATTTTTCCTTTGTTATTTAATTTTATATATGCTTGTTCTCCTTCACTTAATTGTCCTAATCTTTTTTGTATCATTAGGTATTCAGAAATCTTTTTTGCTTCAGGATATTTTAATGACTTCAATACCTGTTCGCTTACTTCAGGTTTACCAGTTTGTGTAAATACTTTTGGTTTCCAACCTAAAACATTTATTAGTCTATCTGCTATGTGGTCTCTTGAATTAGGATTAAAAATTTCTGTCTTGTAGATTGCTACAGGTACACCTGCTTTTATTCCTCTTTTTTTATTATCTCTTTTATAAACTTTCTCACCACAGTATTTTTGCCAAGCGGGAAAAACTACAGTCAATTCATCTTCTAACTGTAGTTTCCGCTTTACTAGGATAGATAATAGCGACTGAGAAGCCGTCTCATCAAAGTAAATTCCGTGTTCTTCTTGTTTTCTAATCCAATGTGCAAAGTTATGTTCTAACTCTATTGCTTTTTCAGAATAATTTTCTTGTTTAATTTTATTGTATAATAAATGTGTGACTTCAACATCACGTATACAGTAATCCAACATATCCTGATTAAATTCACTAAAGTCAGAATGTTCTTGGTAATCACCTTTACGTAAACCAAGTCTATAACCAAACGCTTCTAATGAAAACTTTCCATATAGCTTAGGTGGCAATTCTTTATATTTATAATCTTCTTCTAATCTGTTTGTGTAAATTAATCTTGATATTAAAAGTGTATCAAAAAACTTACCTTTATAATCAAATCCAAAATGTTTTTTTATTGCAGGTAAATCGAACCCCTGCACATTATGACCTATTAATAAAGTAGCTTTCTTTAGCAGGTCTAGACTTTCATTCAAATTGTCAGGATTATATGAGTAGACCTTATTGGTTTCTATATCCTTAAAGACAATGCAATGAATTTTAAAGTCTAACTTGTCGAGAAACCCATTGGTTTCTACGTCAAAGACTAATTGCATTTATTGTATTGTATGTACTGTTATTTTACTAACACTTGGAAGTATGTGACCGACACTACCTATAGCTTTATTAATTACTGTTTTAGCTTCAGCGTCACCACACATAATAATTGGAAATACGTTTTCGTATTTAATTGAATTGTAAATTGCAGTCATAATTGTTCTGCAAGTTTGAAAAACTAACTGTTGTTGTTCTTGTGATAATTTTATGTAATCTTCTTTTTCTATCAGAAAGGACAAGATGAACTTGGCTAACATTTTATCATTCATCAAAGTCACCTTCTGACAGTCTTCCTGTGTCTTTGTTGTAGGTCAAAGAACAGGCAATTCCAGTATCACCGCTATAACGGTTCTTTAAAACTCTAGCAGTCATTATGTTGCTAGAACTTTCATCTTGTTGGTCTCTTTCAAAACCGATTACACCGTCACTTAATTGTGCAAGTGAATGTGAACCTCTTAAATGTGATAAAGAAGTTTGAACTCCTTCTTCGTGACCAAGTTTACCCTCAGGTCTTTTCAAGTGGGAGACGACAAACATACTACATTTAATTTCTTCAACTAACTTTCTAAGGTTAGTCATAAGTAAATCTATATTACGTCTTTCGTCTCCGTCACTTACACTAGAGACAACAATGGATATATGGTCTAAGAAAATTATCTTACAATCTAATGCTACAACCATATATCTTATACGGTTCATTAAATCGTCTGTATCTGAAACTCCGAAACTGTCGTAAAAACAAATATAATCTTTTACG